ACAGATGGACCTACCGACATTTAGGGCACAGTACACAGTCAATATCGTTGCTGGCTCAACAGAGAAACCTACTAGTGCATTCAAAAAACAAGAGGCGACGCAAATTATGCAGGCTGTCGGTCAGTTTGCACAAGCCGCACCTGGAACGACACTTCGAATAATGCTCAAAGTTATACAGAAGGCATTTACTGAAGTTGTGATCAACGAAGAAGACTGGAAGGCACTCGATCAGGAGATACAAGCCAATCTTACTAAGGGACAAACAGACGGAACAGGCGCACCTGCTGGAGGGCCTCCTGGTGGGCCTCCACAACAACCTGGGCAACAACCTGATCCTGCTGCGTTACAACAGGCAGCACATAACTTACCACCTGCTGTGAAACACAAGATCGTACAAATGAAAGAAGATGGTATGAGTGATCAAGAGATTATGGCATTCATACAACAATCTATTAAACAACCACAAAATGGAGCAGTACAATGAATACGCGAACGAACCAATCAGGTGGTGACACCTCGGTTGTGCAAGATATGGTCTTCGAGAACCTTGGTATTGAAGATAATAACTTAGGTGACGACACTAACCTTGAAGACGATACAGACCTGGGTGGGCCGGAGTCAGAGGATCATCTTGATCCGTCGTTAGACGGGCAAGATGATCCGTTTATAGATGTGCACGAACCAGACCCTCCGCAACGTGATCCACAACGCCAAGACCCGTCGCGTGTGAGTCACACACCTCAGCCGCGACCATTGCCGAAAAAATCCGAAGTCAAGGCCGATGCGAAAGGAAATCTCCTCGATGCACAGGGTAACATTGTTGCTAAAGCTGGTGTTGAAGCCCGTCTATACCAAGGTCGTCAAAAGGCACAACGTGACCTCGCGACAGCACAATCCGAGGTTGCGGACGTTACCTCTCGCCTTACTAAAGCTATCGAGATCGGCCGCGGACTTCACCAGCAGGTTCAAGCCTTCAACGCGCAACAACAACAGTTGAAACAATTTGGTTTCGATGCGAATGATCAAATCGCAGCTATGCAAATATTTTCTGAACTTCGTAAGGACCCAGGCAAAGCAATCCAAAAACTATTGACTCGCGCTGCTGCGAACGGTATCACAGTCGGCTCGGTTGGAAATCCATCCGGCATGGACCCAAAAGGCATTGCCGAGGCGATCAAAGAAGTTCTCACTAACGAACTAAAACCTATACGTGATCAGCAGACACAACAAGCCGAACGAACACGTCAGGAACAACAACAACAACAAGAACTTGCCGATGTTCAGAACGAAGTCGCCACATTCTTTAGACGGAACCCGGACGCAGAACAATTCCTCCCGGTGTTTAAGCGTGTTATGGCTGATCCAAAGTATGCTAACTACTCTCTAGGTGAAATATACGCTCGTATTCTCAGAGCGAACCAACAGCGCCCAGATGGTAATGGCAGGTCGCAGTTGCGTAGCCGAACTCCCCAGCGGGGAAGTCCTCCAAATGGTAGAAATGCTCCTCCCTTGAATGGGAACACTATGGCGTCTGTCGATGAGTCGTATGACTCGATCTTGAAGGACGTGATGACCGCAGCTGGATATCAATGAGTGATGCGTGGCTCTGTGTGAGTCACACACCTCGAACAAACGGAGTCGGCCAAAATGGCAGCCTTAGACACAGTTGTTAATGCGATGCTCACAAGAAGCAGGGCCAAACTTATCTTGGCTTCTGCTATATCTGGTACAGTCAGTGCATATCTACATGCCAAAAAGCGTGTGGTTATTGAGGATGGTGGTCCCTCGATCACAAATCCTCTCATCACCGGACTGAACCCAAATGTTACTTCAATGCAATACTATGACGAACTTCCAGTCGATCAGACCAACGAATTCACGACAGTCTCGTACAGTATGAGTCGTGTAGTTGGAACACTCATCATATCGGATCAGGAAGAAGATGAAAACCAAGGCCGTGCTGCAATCTTCAAGATTATCAAGGGTAAAATCATGGCTCTTGACGAAAGTATCAGTCGTCAATTTGCTACTTATCATACTGCTGTTGGGACTGGCACCGATCCTAATGGTCTTGGCAATCTTATTCCTGCTGATCCTACCACTGGTTCTGTTGGTGGAATTAGTCTCGCAAGTGAGTCACAGTGGCGATCGTCGTCATATGACTTTGCCGGGACGTTGACTCCTGAGAATATCGAAGAGGCATTCGATGATATTCTTGAGATCGATCTTAATCGTGGCACGTCAACAAGTGCTGAGACGAAGCAAAAGCCGACGGTTATATTTGCTGGCCGTAACATATATCGAATGCATAAAGCGGCTGCTAGAGATAAAACGTCTATTATGCTTAGTGAGACCGGCTTCGGTAAGAAACTTGTCAACCTTGGCATTGTCGGTACTACTCACAACGGCGTTCCACTACTCTTTGATGAGAAGCTGTCTGCAAACGTGGCGTACTTTGTGAATGACTCGTATTTGACTTTACATATTCTCCGTGGGGTCAATATGAAGATCAAACAACTTGTCGCACCTTGGAACGTAGATGCGATCGGTCGCCGTGTCGTTTGGGAGGGCCAGTTGTGCTCTTGGCGACAATACCGAACCCACGCCTACATGACGAACTGATCTGTGTGAGTCACACACCGAACCGAGGAGTCTCTCAATGCCTATGATCGCAAATATGTCTGGCACACGACTCGCATACGTTGTGCGTGCACTGCCAGGGACAGTTAAACGAACTGTCCATCGATGGACCAAAGAGGATGGTCTCGTCGCAGAAGAAGTCGAACAACCGGCAGGTTTTATTGTGTATTTCCCTCGTGGACATGCACTGAGATTCAAGAACACTGCTGAACTGGCTCGATACGGTTTGGACAAGAAACCAAAGATGATCAATCTGCAAGGCTTGTACGATCCTGAAAGTCCTGCTGGTAAGATCATGCACGCGCAAGATGAAGAAGGCCGTCAGGAAGGCTTTTCTGACCTTGAACAATCTGTAATCGCGCTTGCTACAGCTAAGACTGGTTCGGTGCTCATGCCGGAACAGTTGCTTCGTCGATAGGCTAAAACCTTACACAGACACACAATTTCACCCCATACTGAAAGGGTCGTTACATGACCACACGCGAACGTAACTTCTATCAACAGGGCATGAATATGTATGTCCCTGGAATGGCGGCAGCGTCGAACATACAGATTGGGAGAGCTAGTCAGTTCAGTCTCGGCACTCCTGCTGCTGTTAGTGCGACGTTAATTGCTTCTGCAACGGCTGCAAACTCTGTTGCAGGAACCAAAGTAACATATACAACTGTCACAATGGACTCACCATACGGACGTACACTCCGACTTACTCCAAGTGCTGATCCAGGTAATTCCGCCGCGATTGATATCTTCGGTGAAGATTACCTCGGTCAGCCAATGGTCGAGAGGTTTACAGGTGCATCAGGCTCCACTGCGATCTTGTACGGTGCTAAAGCGTTCTATCGTGTGTTGTACTCCAAAGTTGTTACAGCAGCTACAAACGCTGTTACATGGGGTATTGGTACAGGTTTTCGATTGGGTCTGCCGTACAAAGGCGATGTAGTGTGGTCCAAAGAAAATGGCGTGTACGTCCCTATGTACAATCGGGACACATGGCTCTTTGCTGATCAAGACGCAGCAGAAGCTATTGCTGGTGGAACGAAGTATTTCCGATCTCCGTTCCCTGGTTTTGTGAAGACATTGAAAGGGTTGTCTTCAGGTGCAGGTTCTACAAACGATGCTGTTGTGACAGTGACACTTGCAACAGTAGCAATCGTAGGACTGACCGTAACAATCGACTCGAACGTAGCTGGTAATGAAACGACTGATACACCAACGACACTCGGCTATAATGCAAACAATCGATTGATTGCTGGTAGTCTTATCGCTGTAGTAACTGCTGCCGCTGCTGGTGCAGGGCCACAACGTGTTGGTCTTGAACTTACACCAACGCAGTTCACACCTGCGGTTACTACCGATCCACAAACTACTACAACTGCTGACCCTCGTGGTACATATGAGAGTCTGTTCGTGTACGACGGTGCGACGAATATCACAATTGGACTCTTAGGCGATCCGTCTGTGAACGCTGCTGGCAACGGTGGTTTGCACGGAATTCGACACGTGATAGCTTAACCTGACCTGAACTGAGGAGTGTTATGTGATGAAGCAGCTAGCTGAGTGGAAATGTCACAAAATCGTAAAAGCTGGGAAGATCCTTCCTGTGCAAATACTTGATGATGAAGGCGAAGGAACTTCTCTGGTTATGGTCGAAGGTCATGACGGAACTTCGTGCTCAATTAGTATTGCAACCGGTGCCTTCGCTCGTGGAATGCCAAAACCTGGTGATTATATTGTAATCTATGAAGACGGTTACAAATCATGGTCGCCAGCTAAAGCATTCGAGGATGGTTACACACGAGTTTGATTTGCTGTGTGACTCACACACCGAGGAACGCCAATGCCTGCGACTTTCCGACAAATGGTTGACGACGCACAAGTTTTGATCGGTGAGGTTTCAGGCGTTGGCGTTCAACAATTCGCAGACGATCGCATGTTTGCAGATGCGATCCGTGGCTTTAATACAATGTTCAAGAAGAACTTCTGGCATCCATACCGTGTGTGGACAACAGTTGTTTTAGACGGAACACTCGGCATACCTACTACAGATGCATTCGAGCAGATTATCGACTTCGAAGACTTTCGTTCTGTGAACCGTGCTGGTGAAGTAACTCCACTACCTATTCTGCCCGAGACACTCAATCCAAATACAATAACAGGTACGCGAGCACGATTTTGGACAAGTCTCAACGCAACAAATGCTAACTACGAAGGGCGAAAGCTCCAAATCTATCCATTAGCATCTGTGGGTAGCCTTGATGTGATGGCACGTAAATATCCACTTGTACCTCCTGCAACGACTTTTGCTTGGGAAGACAAAATCTATCTCGATCGAGACTTGTTAGTTTACGCAACAGCTTTCATGACACTTATGGGAGATGGATTGAACTCTGAGGCTGCTGGTGTTGTAAAGGCAATGCTCGACGGTCGTTACGTCGATATCACTAGTGGTTTAGCTAGTCATCGAATTGACATTGACAGCAATAATGTAACAGTGCCTCTCGATTGGAGAGTCATATGAAACAGAGGAAATTTCTACCTGATATGCAGTTCGGTAGAGCTAAAACTCTTGAAGATTTCACACTAGATGGTTTTGGAGGTGGCCTAAATGGTGTCGAAACTGACAATGGAATGAACCCAAAGTTTCTAATTGCATTGAACAACTTTCGCCGTATTGGTCATGATGGAAGGGAAAAACTTCGCTTTGGTACAAATTGGTTCGTTGATATAAACACGGTTGTGACTGGTAACATTGTTAACATCGTCTACTTCTCTAATGCCTTGATCGCAGTTACTTCGACAGGCCAAGTCGCTGCTGTAACTGATGTAGGTGTCGCGTCTGTTATATGGAATAGTACGATTGCAGCACTTCTTCCAGGTGCGCCTACTGGATGGTCGAGTGGTTTAACCTCAATCGATTTTGTCCTATTCAAGAATGAACTGATCATACATAACGGTGTAGACAAACCGCTTACAATTAATGTCGGTCTTATCGTTACATACCTAGCCGACGCTGCCACAGGGAGTAATACAAATGTTCCAATTGGTAAATTCGGATGTGTGGTATCGAACTATCATTGTGTGGCCGGAGTCACTGCTCTCCCTACATCGATCTACATCTCTGCAATTGGTACATCAGGCACGTTTCCGGGTGATCCTGCTCCAAATGACTCAATCAGCATTGATGTGGGAGCGTATGCACCGGAAGGCGCACCAACAATTAAAGGCATCGCAGGTTATAGATCATTCCTTGTCGTTTTCTTTGCAGGACAATCGGTTCTTGTCCAACTAGGTGTATATGACTCTGGAGGTGTACATACTCCAGACTTTCCTGATGCACCACCAACGTTTGGTCTGTTTGGTCATAGGTGCATTTTACACATCGAACAGGACCTTTTGTTTGCTGGAAATAGCGGTGTCGCATCGGCTCGTAAAAACCTATACGCACCTGGACAGTTAGATAACACACCAATTAGTAGCCTTATCGATCCACTTATTCGACGCACGACTGGATTGTTCACAACTACACAAATGACGCTAAACAGTTTTATGGTCTTTGATAAGTTGTCTAGAGACATGATGTTGTTCACGCCTAGTGGAGTTGGGTTTGTTTACAGCTACAGTACAGAGCTTAGGTACAAGAGTTGGTCTACATTCTCAGGACCTGTATGGACTGCTGGGTGCGTGTCTTCACTGAACCGGCTCTTTCTCACAATTGGATCGCGAATATTTCAGTACGGAAATAATATCTTCGCGAATGAAGACTACGCTGCTGATCGTATGAACGATAGAGATGGGAATTGGGCTGTAGCGACACCATTTGCTGTGAACTACATCGCACGCGATACAGTAACGAATGAGAGTTATAAATGTATCGTGGCTCATGTGAGTGGTGCGACGACATTCCTCGCTGATCGAACGAGTCATGTGTTGTCACCTAAGTGGGAGTTGTACGAAGGACTACCGATCGACTTCGAGATGGAATTGCCTTGGTTGGACAGTAAAAATCCACACCAGATAAAGTTTGGCAAATACGTGCGTGTAATGTCGAATGGAACAGCAACGTTTACTCTGCGTGTATGGGTAGACAATTTATACAAGGATACAAATGGTTTGGTGGTATATAACCCTGCTATCAGCATGGATTTTGTTGGGAATGACGCACCAGGTTTCGGCTATGATGCTGGGCCTTATGGTGGTGGTCGTCGTAGCGGCGATCCACGACTGATGGGGTTTCCGATTAAATTCAAAAAACTCAAAGTTGGAATAACTGGTTCAACAAGGGAGCCACTTGAAATTAGTTCGATTAGCTTTTTGTATCTCAAGGGTCTGTTCAAGAGGTGAGACATGGCCGATGATGTACAGAAACAATTAGACGATCTCGAACAAAACAGCACACCAAATGTGTCTCGCACATATGAGTCGTATATAGCAGACCTTGCACAACGCCGTCTCAAAGCTAGAGAGGATCGTCGAGTTGAGTTAGAGACACAACAGCAACTTGAGAGTCAGGCTATGCCCCAAGCCTCGCCACAAATAGCACAGCCAGCACGTCGATCTGGAGGGCGGCCACATGGAGATCACTTTGATTATACGGACAGACCATCTGGTGCGTACTATAGAAACTTAACTGGTACAAAACAACATTCTGGTGCGTACTTTCGAAACAAACGAGCTTAGCTTAACCGCTGTGTGAGTCACACACCATGACGACTTCTTTCACGACCCACTTTCGTTTCGGTTTGCCAGACTTTTTATCAAGTCCGTGGCAAAACGACTGGTACACGCTTGTACAACTTATAGATAGTGTGCTTTATGAAGTCGCACTCGGAACAATCATCGACGTATGGGCGAATAGTACCGTTTATGCTGTTGGCAATATTCGTATTGATCCTAATCTCGGTACTATTTGGACTTGCTTGGTTGCACATACAAGCGCGGCGAGTCCAACAACATTCGCAACCGATAGAACAAATCATCCAACGTTTTGGGGAATTTTCACAGCCGTAGATGGTGATAAAGGGTATATCGTCGTCTCTGGATCAAACACTGTATATACGATCAAGGACGGTGTTGTATCAAATGCAAAACTGGCTGATATGGGTCAGGCTACGTTCAAGATGCGTGCGGCTGGGGCAGGAACTGGTGTACCTATTGATGGTACGGTCGCGCAGGCAAAAACTGCGTTAGCTTATGTTGCATCTGATATAACTAACCTTGGTGTTGGCGTGGCAACATGGCTTGCGACACCATCGAGCGCAAATCTCCTTGCTGCGGTAACAGACGAAACTGGTACTGGTGCGTTGGTATTTGGGACAGCACCAGTCTTAACATCTCCTACAATCACAACTAAAATATCACCAACTACAGACAATGTCGCACCATTAGGTGACACTACCCATAACTTCTCTAGCCTCTTTTTAGGGAGTGGTAGTGTTATTAATTGGAATAACAGTGATATAACACTTACACATTCTGCGAACACATTAACACTCTCTGGAGCGTCGGTAGGTTATTTGTTTGCCAATGATGTGTTTCCTACGGTAGATGCAACTGTGCGTCTAGGTTCTAGTGGAAAAGGATGGAGAGATTTATACTTAGGTGCTAATGGCTCAATCAAATTTGCTGATACAAATGTTGTAATTATTCATTCGACAAATGAGCTAGATTTTACAGGAGCTTCTGTAGGTTATACATATGATGCAGTTGTTCGTCCGTCAACAAACGATGCAGCACCGTTGGGTAGTACGACAGTTTCATGGTCTGATTTATTCTTAGCTACTGGTGGTGTTATAAATTGGAACAATGGTAATGTTACTATTACACACTCAGCAGGCAGTCTAGCAATCGCTGTAGCTGCTGGTGGTACTGTAACATTTACAGGAGCTAATTATCTATTTCAAACATCTCTTGGTGCGTTTGGATATGGAACAGGTGCAGGCTCTGGCGGAACAGTTACACAGGGTGCTGGGTCTGGAAAGGCCACAGCAGTAACATTAAACAAACCTACGGGTGAAATCACAACAAACAATGCTGCATTGGCTAGTGCTACGGCAGTCACATTCACACTTACAAATAGTGTGATCCAAGCTGCTGATCTCATGATTACAAATCATGTATCTGGTGGCACTGCTGGAAGTTACACAATAACCGTAAGTTGTGCTGCTGGTTCTGCTGCAATAACAATAAGAAACGTCACAGCAGGTAGTTTAAGTGAGGCAATTGTGATTAGGTTTGCAGTGGTTCGAGGCGCAGTAACATAACAGGAGACTAACATGGCTGGAATTGAGAAAACTGGAACGTATAAAGGCAAGTCGAATGAGCTTGGTTATGGAGGCAGAGCACAACAGCTTAAAGACAAAGGTGTTCCTGGTGGTGTGATTGGCAACTTAGCCAGAAAGGCCGGTGCTGCACCTGGAGGGCCGAACTATCACGGAGATACAAAAGGCCGACGACATCCTGTGAGCGGCGAAAAAATGTAGTGTGTGACTCACACAGCTTGGGAGTTTCGAAATGTCTTGGCTCAGCGAATGGCTCAATCCACCCAATCCACAAGATGCTGTAAATGCACAAAAGACTGCTAATGCACAGGCACAGGCTGCTGCACAAGCTAAAGCTGATAAAGACAAGGCCGACGCTGCTGCTGCGGATCAGTTGTTCAGAACCAACGCATCTGGAGCAGCTAAAAACTCAGCGAACAGTTACTTTCAAAACTTAGGTCTCGATCCAAGTCAGTATTCAGGTGATATCGATACAAAGATACAAGAGATACTTGGTCTGGCACCGCCAGGGTCTAAGGACGTTGGCTCACAACTGTCTGGCCTTGGTGAGTCGATCTACAACACGAGACAGAACGCTGCACAACAACAAGCGTTGCGTGGTGTGAACTCGACATTTGTACCCGACTTCGAACGATCGAAAATAACAGATACTTCTGATCAGCCACTTCTATCTGATATTAATACAGAACAGCGTGGTAAAGCAGACAACTACATCGATAACCTATTCAAACGTGGTGTAATTAATCAAACAGGTGTGCAGGGTGCAGAGAAAAACCTCGACACTCAGGGGGCACGAGTTAGGACTACACTAGACGATCTTGGTCGTGGTGTAATTAGTTCTGGTAGACAATCTCTTACCGATATAGCTAATCGTGGTCGAGCTAATGCATCTACCTTACAACTAGGACAAACATTCGATCCAAGTACATACGGTGCTCAGGCTGACACTGCAACGAATGATTGGCTCAGTAAACTCGGAGATAATATCAGGTCTCGAATACCAAGTAATCTGTACGACACTAGTAATCTTGCATCTGTAGCCGGTGGGGCACAAGGTGCACAGAATTTGGCGTTTGATCCATCGGCATTAGCTGGTAAAGCTGTGCCAGGACAAACCGATGATGATCCGTTTGCTGGACTGGCAAAACGGGCAGTTTTTTAGTGTGTGAGTCACACAGCGGAGAATAAAAATGGACCCGTTAACGCTCGCTCTGATGGGTGGATCAGCACTTTCAAACATAGTCGGTGGTGTGTCAGCAACGAACACAGCACGACAAAACCTTATGCAAACGGCGTTGAATAACTACAACCAGGATCGGTATTCACAGGCTGGTGCTACAGACGAATTCGGCAACACAAACAATTACGATAAGGCTCTTAATCAGTGGATCACCAAACTATCACCTACACAACAACGCATTGCCGACGCGGATCAATCCGAACAATTGGCTAGTCTTCTGCATGATGCACCTCAGAATAGAATCATGCGAGATAATGCGTTTCAGCGATCGCGCATGGGCAGTGATGCATTTAAGAATGAGTTTGCAAAGTACAGGTATGGCCAGCCCGAAGGCGAAGGTGCAATTCAGAATGATCTAGTTGGTTTAATGGCACGCGCGAGAGGCAATCCAGATGCACAGGGTTCTACAAGTAGGGAGACGCTTCGTAACAAAGGTAAGGTCGCAGTGGTACGATCTGGTAGTCCTACTGGTGGTAATGGGTCTGTTGATGATATTGCTCAGATCATGTTGGATGCTCGAAAAGGGGCTCTCGGAGAGGCTGGACAGAGGAACAGTCAGTTTAATCAAAATGAAGGAGCGCGATTGGGCGAGTTTGGATCGATTGCAAATGGGCAACAAGCAAATATTAATACTAACGCACCGGGTAGTGGATTGATGAGTCAACAAGAACGAATGGCACAGGCACGTGCAGCGGCGTTGGAGAACGTGAGTAAGAACTCTCAATTTGCATATGGGAACTTGGACAAGACTGAGCTATCTGCTGGTAAAAACATTGCAGGATCGTTGATGCCAAGACCGAGTTTGTTAGGCAAACCTGTAAAACCTGTAGCTGGTGCGACACCACCGACTGGTTATGGGGATAGTTCAGATGGTGAACCTGATTGGTATGGCAGTGGTAAAGATCCATTTCAAGGTGCGTATAGTCTGTATTAGGTGATGTGATGAGCAAGATGTTGTACGATCAGTTGAATGTAATGCGTAGACGTAATGTTCCTGAGACAGACAGTCGAATAGTGGCAATTAAACGAATATTGGATCGGCAAGAGTCTGATAAGGCCATGCGTGACAAACCGTTTTCACATTTGAAACCTGTACGTAGGAGAGTGAAATGATTAACCCTGCACAACAATTGCAGCAATTATCTATGCTACGTGGCACACAACCTCCAATGCCACAATCTGCACAGCCTATACAAGACCCACGTATGCAGGCGTTGCAGCAATATATGCAAATGAAAGGTGCGCAGCCTGGACCAAACCTACCTCAACAAATGCCTAATGGACAGGACGGTGTTAGGCCAATGACACTGCCTGAAAATCAACAGGCTGTTGAAGGCATGGACCTTGGACAAATCGAAGCATATCCAAACGATACAAACGCATATTTTCGAGAGTTAGACCCTGAACAAGATGAAGACAACCCTGATCAAGAACGTGATGCTGACGATCGTATAATGGACGAACTAAATACAGCCGAAACGCGACGACCAAGCTATGTAGACAACAAAGGCAATCCTTCTCCTAACGAACAGTACACCGATGAGGATATGCTTCAAGGTGTGAGTGATAAGATTGATGGTGCACAATTCTCTGGTGATCCTGAAAGTGATAAGAAAATGCTTATGGACGACCCGTCAGAAACGAACATCGAAGCGTTTATAAAAATCCATGGCGAGGAAAACTTGCCTGACGATTTACAAGAACCGGACGTGAGTGATCCTGCTGGAAATCGTTGATCGCTGTGTGACTCACACACCTCGGAGCTTGGTATGCCTCTCGTTTTGAAATTTGCAACCGGCGACGACGGTAAGCCATACCCATATTGGGTCGATGATGAAACCGAGACTATGTACTCGGCTGAACCTCCTGCACAAACAGCACCTAAACCAACAGAACAAACTGCTCCAATACCAACCTCACCTTCTAGTGTTGTCGAACCTGACTACGAGAACGTCATTCCACGCGCATACGAAGCTCAAGTTGCTGATCGTGCAGAACGTCGCCGCAATGCACTTGAAGACCGCCGAGCCGAACCACAACAACAAGAGACTATCGACGCAATTGACCGTGCTATCCAACCTGAAAAACAATTCGCTACTGGCATGGTTGGAACAGCCCTTAGCGCACCATGGAACATCGGTGGCATCCTAACTAAAATTGCACCGCTTATGCTTGACCGTAGTGCGCAAATGGATGCATATGCAGGTAATAAAGACAATCCAATTTCTGATTACCTCTTCAATCAAGGTGCTTCTGCATATCGAGGTGTTTCGAACCTGTTCGGTGCAGAAGAAGACCCACAACACCCTATCAACCGCGCGATGAGAACGTTCGGTTCTGCGACAATCCCTTACGGTAAGAACATCGCTGCGACTGCTGCTATTGTCGGTGGTGTAAATACAGGTGCTGACGTTCTATCACGTGCACTTGAAAAACCGTCACTACGATCCTTTGCTAAGGGTGTTCCCAACTGGCTCAACGACGCACTATTCACACCGGCAAAAGGTGCACAACCGACAATTGGTCCTGAAGGTACACCAATCGTTCCATCCCCATTCGACAAACCAACCGTACCTGTACAGACTGTATCTGGCCCTGGACAAATCTCTAAGGGCGAGTACATGACCATTGGTGGTATCGCTGCTGGTACAATGGGTATGATTTTCACTCCAATGATTTATCGTCGTTTTGCAACCAATCGTGTCCCACAGTTTCGTCCAGTTGCAAACGCCGCTCCAGGTACGCAATCGATCACAAACCTCGGTGATCTTGCACGTACATATGACGATGTAAACGCTGGATTGCGACGTGTATTGAGACGTTCTGGTGTTGACGTTGCTGCTGCCGCACGAGTCGAGGCTGTGTTAGGTGTACAAACACGAGGCACAGCTAATGCACTTATTGATGCAGCAATTAAAATCGGTCGTATGAATACACCAAGTTATACATTTAACGTGCGTGTGCCTTTACAAGAATTAATGGCTCGTGAGACTCCTGCGACGAGGCAGTATTTACACATACTTGATACTTGGGATGAAATTCGGCGCAACAGTAATGCACCGTTAAGTCGTGGTACACAGGCTCGGATCAATCGTGCAAATGCTCCTGTACGTGGGTTTGACATTATCTCTGTAACTAATGCACGTAACGCACTCGAACGAACTAATCCAGAAGTAATCGAATATGCGCGTGCATACCGTGAGAACCTACGTGCAATGCGGCGCTTCGAAGCTGATGGTGAGTATGCAACACTTACACGAGGTGAAGCTCGACGATTGAATGCTGAATTCCCCAATGAAGTTCCATTCCGTGGATCACCTCGAACTAATGATCCTAACTTTGATCGTGGTAGTCCTATTGCTGCATTAGGCGATCGTATGCGTGATTTGATGCGCACGCGCATGGAGAATGAAGCGCGTGGTTTGTACGTTGATACGATACGAAACAGTCCAACAGGACCTACGCAAAGACAATCACTCTTCACTCCGGTCGATGCCGAGAGACTTTCACAAAATGCAAACTGGCGACCAAATGTTGTGAGGTTTCAACGTCGTGGTGTGCCTGAAACTTACACGGCTGATCCAACTGTTGCGGCACTTCTACGCATGGACCCGTACTACATAACAGGAAATGCTGGTCAAATTGCATACTCAACTAAACGTCTATACGAAATGGCTACAACAGGAGAGCTTGCACCATGGTTTGCACCGACGAGCTTTGTGCGCAATTGGTGGCTCGGTAAAATCTCGCCTGATCCTGGGATGCGTAGTCCAACAATGATAGGCTCACTAGCTGCAATACCAGAGCAACTCTATCCTCAATTCGCGCACGCAGTACACAACTCACTTGAACGTACTGGTGCGGCTGCGTGGCTACAGAACACAGCAGGCTTCGGTGGACAATTCGTACAGGACCTTAGCAATCGACTTGGTTATCACTACACACGTAGCTTCTTCGCACAAATGGAAGCTGTTGGTGGTGGTCGCGGATCGATCTTGACTCAACAAATAGATGCAAATAACCGACTGACTCAAGCAATACAACAGGCGACTGGTCCTGTGAAGACATTATTGGAAGGTTATCGATCAATTCTAAACTCTGTTCACAATGCGCCTTCATTTAACTACGGTATGCGCAATCGCAACTTAGGCATTCCTGACTATGAGCTTGCACGTCGTATGCGTGGCCTAACTGGCGATCCACGTATCGGTGGTGAATACTACACAAACGTCCCAGGTCGTGACGCACCTGTGCGAATTCCCTTCGAAGATTCGCGTGTGAGTCACACAGCAATTCGAGCGGTGCAGGCATACGGTGGTGCGACCGAAATCGGACGTGTTGCGAGTCCGTGGTTCAATGCAACTATGCAAGGTGTAAAGCGTGTCGGCCGTGCATATACAGATGACCCTGTGCGCTTTACCGGACGTGTGTGGCTGTATCAAATCGCACCAGCAGCCAGTCTTTATATGGCCGCGCGTGCGTTAGGCAATGATCCGAACGGTGTAAGCTATCTAGACTATATGATGAACCGTCGTCCTGAATACAGTAAGATGATGAATTTCTATATACCAATCCCTGGTAAACCAGCCGAACAGGGAATTGAATTTCCATCGTTTCATGAAGGTTCAGTTCCTAGATATCTAGCCACAATTGCTTTAGATCACGCATTCGGTAATGCATTCTTTACTGAAAAGGAAGACTTGTTACGTGCGGCAGAAGGCATTTCTGGTGTGGTGTTCATGCCAGCGATGCCACCTCTAGCTAATTTAGGTCTTGCTGGTGCTGGTCGTATGCCAGGAATGTCAGGACCATTTAGTGGTGAGTCATATGTACCTAAACGAGAACCATTTGATCAACGTGGTGGGTTGGGTGCAAGCACTGAGGTTTACATGCGAACATTAGCTCCAGCACTGGCAGACGTATATGGTGCTGGTGCAGCAGCGTTCATACAATCACCAGATAAATTTAGTATGGATGCGCTGCGAGCTACGTTAAAAGGTATAGGAACACGGGCTGTACAAAAAACACCGATACTAAGAGACTCACTTGATTTACAACAGCCAATGACAGGCAATAACGATATTACTGAGGAATTGTTTCGTAAAAGTAAGGCTCTACGAACACTTGAACAGTTCTACAAAAAGAACACAGCGGAGAGTGCTACAGGTACACAAAGCACAATCGGTACACGACCAATTAGTAAAGCTGGTGAGGAGCGTGCAACCGAGTTATTAGGCCCACGTCCACCTGATGGTGCTGCTGGCATAAATCAACCTGCACCCACAAATCCACTATATAATATGTTCATACAAGAATTACACGATGCGTTTGTTAAAGACAGTCCAACTGATAGGCACGGTAATCCTACAGGTGCGTTGGCGATACGGTCGTTATGGAATAGATATAGTATTGCGACACAACAGATTGATCGTTTGAAAAAAGTCAATCCAGGGAACGATACGATTTGGCGTGAGGAGATTACACGAGAACGTCCGAAACAAATGGAATACCTAAGACAAAACGGTGTTGATCCATTTAACCCTACACAAGCACGGAACTTCTACGAACGTAAAAGACAAGATGCAGCGCGTGTGATATTGAAAACCATTCGTGATGTAGAAGCTGATTTTTCAAAACGAGTAGGCAAGCTGATTAAGATCGAGGATATTAATCCATATGGAAAAGGACTCGATGAGAGTGTCGAGCCTGAGGCTGTAGATGCGTCTGGAGTTTTGCAATAACTACGGAGCGTCTGTAAACAATTCTCTAAGTCTTGCGCGCTTTGCCTGCTTTGCTTGTATTAACTGTGTTTTTGTAAGATATCCACCAACAATAACAATCTCCATAAGAGCTAACACATCACCCATCTCCTTTATTATATTTTCTTTTGGTTTTGTACCTACATACAATTCAATGCCAGCATCGCCAAATCTTCGTCTCTTCATAAGCTCTTGGATAAGCTCACTACATTCTTCTGCAAGTACATCAAAAGGGTCGCCCATAGAGCACGTATATTTGGTCATAAAAATCCCCGTTGCTGTGTGAGTCACACATCTTTTCGAGCCAGACGTTCTTCGTACGTTACCTCGTTAATGCAACACAAATATGAATTGGTTGTTGCGTGTGTATTCCATCTAGCTGTGTCTAATGCGTTTGCCACTCCTGGAAGACCCCATTGCTTTTCCATTCGTTTTTTTATTGACTTTGGAACTTTTAACTTTTTTAGTCTTTTTTGTTTGTACATCGTCTAACTCCACCATTTTTGTTGTTGCACGCCATACAGTAGTAGGTCTGCCCTTGCCACCCTTTGGAGGGTATGTGAATTTCTGCACACGACCCTCGACTTGGTATGACTCTAGTTCACCTGTGATTTGGTCAGACGCAACACGATTTTGAAACCTTCGCAGAATCTCGGATGTGTTACGACCGACTGTGCCTGCACTTATGAGGTAGTCGATTAAATCTTCTTGCCAACCTGTTGTATAGCCACTAGACATTGGAACGCTCCGCAGTTTGTTTAAAAACCTCTAAAAGTCTTATGATGTGGTTACGATCTGAACCAACCCAAAAAGTAATAGCAGAACGATCATCGTCACGTCCTGGAACATAATGAAGTTCGGGAGGGCTCTTTATAAATATTCTAAATCCGTAATTAGTCATTTCTTTACCTGTTCGACTACTCACATACTTCGTTGCAGTGATCTCACACATAGGTAAGGTATCGCCAATAGCTAATAGTTCTTCAGTATAAACATTTATTCGCATTTTCAGTCTCCTCTCGTGTGTGACTCACACAGTTAAAGTTTTACCTTCTCCATCTCTGACCATCGATGCAGTCCTTTCTTATCTGGTACGAACTTTTTCTTTTCATCATCCCATAGTGATGGGTAACTCATCTTCAACTCACATGGAATACTAAGTGGCTCAGGCTTTCTTTTGTTGTACACATCCTGAATTATGATAGGTGACTCAGCATACTTTTTCATAATCTTCAATGCAGTCTTGGCAGTTTTTGGCGATGCTAGTGCGACAAGGTTGTCATGCACGTCAATACAAACTCGTGCGTCTACTGGCCACTCGTCATCCTCCTCTGATTGATACCAAACCTGGACGATCTTATCTCCAATTGTTGACTGTGCATAGAATGCAATAATTGATTCGAGAACGGTCTCGTCAATGCGTTGAATGACACGAAGTTCTCGACCGAATGCATTTGTAATTGTTCTTGTCAGACGAAATTGCTTCTCCTCTTCATGCCACCACAATTCCAACTCAGGTGTGATCTTGTGATACAACACAAATGCTTGACTAGCCTCGTTGTACGGCAACTGCGTAACTTGAGATAATCTAAAACGTTCCATTCGGTAATTTAGGCCATGTCGGCAACGCTTTGCTACATATCTCTTGGTTGGTTTTGGCGTAGCATCTTCAGTCCAATCATCTTTTGGTATTTGATCATATGGAATTTTGAACATCTCGGATGCTAATGCCCTATGACAGTCGTAACCATTACCTAACTTAGCTAACGCAAATTGTTCTTTCCACTTCGGTATATCTGCACGAAACGAAACAACTTGAGCTTCTGCCTGAGCTAAATCGAAATACAAAAATACCATACCAGGGTCAGCCACATACATACCCCTAGCTCGCATAGGTTGGTTCTGCATGTTTCCGCCTTCTTTAGTGACAAGCAGACTAGAACTAGAAAGTCTACCAGGAGCCTTAGAAACCCCAAATTGTTTATATTCGCAGCGAAATCGTGAGTCATTTGATATTCTCCCCTCTGCGTATACACTCATGAACTTATGATCTTCTTTGTATTTGTCGATCTCGATTAGAAGTTGTTTGGCTATTGGACTTGTTCGAGGATTTTTCATCATCTCTTTTCGATTGTTGTCATCGGTGGACGTGCCTCGGCCAATGAGTTTGAGTCGATTGAAATACAAGTCCTGCATCTGCGGAGCGGAATTGAGGTTAGGTCGGTAGTTTGTATCCTCAGTTAGGTCTGTAATAATTCCGTATACTTTCTCTCGTTGTTCATCTACATCCTCCCTAACTTGTTCCAATATCTTTTCTTTAATCGGAACATCTACACCGACACCATGAACAGTCGCACGGACGAGGTGAGGCTGTGCTCGCATGACATGATTGAAAAAGAACTTATCTAACTTGCGCTTCTTCAATTCAGCCTGTTGCTTTTCAAACACTGCATATGTAATTGCACAATCACAGCAGTTGTACTCCCAAAACGCATCGATGTTTCCACCTTCGTACCAGCCGTCGGCGTCGTCTTTGTAGAACGGATGATTGGTGTATTGCGTTGTCATGAACGCGAGGCTGTGAGGCAGTTGCGGATATAGTGTATGGTGTCCGAGTAATATGTCGAACCAAAAATCGATCTCCAATTTTAAACCTAACCACATAAAATACGAGTCGAACTGAGCATTCTGTGCAATCATGTTTTTTGTATCTGCGAGCTTTTGAATAGCCAATAAAATATCTACCTCCTGACTTTTCGTATACATATTTTTAGTGGCACTTCGAAATGCGATGCAAATGGCTTCATGTGGGTTGTTTGATAAACCAATACAAGCAACCTCTTCGTTGATTGCTTCGGTGTCGAGAGCGATTGGTCTAATATCTCTTTGCATGTCAGAGATATAAGCTATAGCTTCACGATACGTCGGATTAATTATCTTATTAATGTTGTGTGGCTTAAACACGCCCTTCTCGACTTGAGCTATACGCATAAGGTCCATTAAGAAGAATGGCTCAAAGCGAGGCTCACGACCTTCGACGACGTATGCAGGATTAAACGTGACAATAACCTGACCGAGCCTACCGTTGGGCAGAACTGTATCTAGAACCGAACCTCTCCATTTAGTTATGCCTGTATTTTCTGTGAGTGCTTCAAGTGCATAGTTACCAAGTGCGACTATGATCTTGACATTTGGTAGTTGTGTTAGCTCCCATCGAAGCAGTTCGGACCATTTATTGAACTCATCTGCTGTAATAGGATTGCGCAGATTGCCTTTACGAGACAAGCTGATCTGGCGTTTGACCACATTCGTGCAGTAAATATTATCTTGTGTGTAACCAAACTTCTGGACATGGCCCCATAGAAGTTTACCTGAACCACCAACGAATGGTTTTGGTTTTGGCCTATGCCGAACTTCTGCCTCACCAGGACCTTCACCAACAAACGCGATTGAGGCGTTGAGCGGGCCACTTGATAGAACATCTACTGATAGGTTCTGTTCATACGCATGTGCGGTAAATGTATCATCGAGCAATTCACGAGTAAGTTTGACCTTTTTCATTTTACACCTGTAACTCTTTGAGAATTTCTATGACTTGTTTGCGCCCTTCATTTGTTAACTTGTGATACTTCCGTCTAGGATAATAGGCATTTTTAGGACTGTTCTCATATCGAGAAGTTGTCCATCCTATAAACTCTAAGCGTTGAAGCATTGGATAAATCGTACCACAGTCCATCGGAATATCTTCTTTGATTTCTGTACCACAACAGCCTTTATCAGGAGATTTTAAGAGTTTGTGAAACACTCTAAGTGTGTAATAGGTTAAATAGCCCGGATAATCGTTCATTTTGTTTTCTCCTGTGCTGTGTGACTCACACACTTCGCATCGACAGACCCATCGCGCGTCGGTCGGTCACAATAATCACATGGTGTTTTGCACGTGTGATTGCTGTGTAGAGATTTCGTCTATTAAGCAGATACGCCTGACCTGCACATATACAATAGATAATCGTTTCAAACTCAGACCCCTGCGCTTTGTGTGTTGTAATTGCATAACCCAACTCGATCTGCTTTCGTGGATCGTAGTCGATGACTGTGCCGTGGTACTGACTAAATGTCTTCATTCTCGGTGGTATGAAAATTCCTTTATTCTCCAATGTCCTTAATTCTAACGTACCATCTTCTTCATCTACCCAATTAACTGTTCCGATTTCACCATTGAACAATCTTAACTTGTAATCATTTTTGATCCACAAAAACTTATCATTTGCTCGAATTGAGAGCATGTTTTCCTTTTTGTCATATCGATCTAACCTGAGCACTTCACCCTTTGGATTAAACCTCAGTTGCAATGTTGGATTAACTCGCATTGTGCCAAACTTGCCCTTACGAGTTGGCATGATGATCTGATGACTTGTGCCCGCAAAGTCTTGCGTTACCATATCAAGCATCATCTTTAATGGGTTGTCACTGTACAGAATATTAAACCTGTCATTTTTGATTGGTATTCGTTTGGCTAGTATGCGTGCGGCGTTAGATACAATTGCGTCATCACTTCGGAAGTTATATGACAACTCAACCATTGGAAACTTATCCAAGACCATAAAAAAAGGTGGTGTACCTTCTTCGACTGGTGGGAGTTGATTGTTATCACCGAATAATCTAATCACACCTCTCTTTGGAAGTGCGTCCATGAGTTGTCTGTATAGTGTTGGACCAATCATTGATGCTTCGTCTACAATTACACACTGTTGCGGAAGTGGATTGCCTTTGCAAAATCTTGGCTCACCTGGAATACTTGGATCATTTGGATCGTCTGGTTCACCAGGGACAGGAAAACCAAGCAGTCGATGAATTGTAACTGCTGGGATTTTGGTTAGTTCTTCAACGCGACGCGCAGCACGACCAGTAGGAGCACACAAAACGGTAGAGACGCTGTGATGACCTAACTCTTTGTACATCTCTCCGAGAACTAGTGTTTTACCTGTACCAGCACCGCCAGTTATACCTACGATTGGGTTAGCTAAGTCACAGCCAAGCTCGACTGCGTGTTGTTGTTCGAGAGTGAGTTTCTTTTGATTGTTCATTTGTGGTCGTACTCCTCTTTTATTTTCAATGAAAATCTACCTTGCGGCAAAAATTCATCAGCGGCTTTTCTTATAGCAGCAATGAATTGTCGTGCATTCTCTACTTCTTCTGCGCCGGCTGGAGTTTCTTGCATTGTTGTTGGATATATGTGTGACTTAATATGTACTGCTCGTAGAATTCTCATACCTTAACTCCTGGTGGTAGTGTTGGGTCGATACGAACATGATCAGGTTCGACTTCTGGTACTTCTTCGACTATACGTCTAACAGCGGCACCATTCATGACTTGTTGAGCACTTTGGATAACTACAAGTCTCATAAACTCAGATGTTTTCAGACCTACACGATGTGCTGCGGCGTTGACCATCTTACGATCGTTGTGAGTACACCTAAAAACTATCTGTGCAGAACCGACCTTAGACAGTTCGTACAGATCAATTATAACTTTAGAAACAATTTCTTCGGTCATGACAAACTCCAACTTTTAGGCTTCGGCACTGTGTGAGTCACACAGTGCCGAAGGTTTAAAGATTACTTCGCGGCACGACGACGAGGTTTGGCTTCAGGCTCAGCTTCAACGGGTGCACGACCACGAGGCGTAGCAGTCCTTGTCGCTGTACGTGCAGGTGCTTCTTCTGCGGCTTCAACTGACTTAATCTCAGCCCGTGTCTCTCCGTTGTATCGACCATGAGCAACACGAATACGAGCTTGACGACCCATCCATTCATTCGGGTCGATCGTGGTTGTGTTCGAGTCAATACCGATAGACTCGACAAACTTACGCAGTGCGAACAATGCACGACGATCACTCTTCTTTGGAACGATCACACGATTGTAGAACAACGTGGCTCCGTCGGGGTAGTCGTCACGAACATCAGCGGCGAGATCGTCAGGAGAGATAACGAACTTGACTGCAAAGTAAGTATTGCCCTTGCCTGAGACTGGCGTTTGTACGTCTTGAACTTCGGCAGTGTACAAACCAGCAGGGATTTCTTCTGGCTTTTCAGCGTCTCCGAGATTTTCGTCCAGTTCAATAATACCGATAGGCTCGCCATCGTCGGCAGGCGAATAGACCTTACCACCTCCAGAAGTTATTGATCGAATAGTACTCATTTGTAAGTTTCCTTCTAATGCTACTGCTTGAGTAGAGCAGTGCCTCACAACACCGATTGTGGGCGGTGCGTCCCATGTGCTCCCCTACTCGGGAATTGTTGTGTGAGTCACACACCTTTTTTACGTAGTTCCCAACTAAAATCAGGAATAGTTTTATACTTGGTTGGTAGTTTATCTCCAAATGGATCATCACAATCAATATGAGTTACACTACATCCAATAAATACTTGAAAACGATGTGTGTGATCTATTGCCTTTCCACACTTATCACAATTAACCATTTGCATTTGGTCTACTCCCCTAGTGATTGCCTTAATTTTTACTCTGAGTATGTCACCTTTAGCATCTTCGGACTCACCGCGTTTTAACCTATCACTATTTTCCATTTTTACCTCCTGGACAATCGAGTTTGCGATAGTTGTTACTTGTGAACTTGTCATAGAACCCTGCGATAGTCATCTGACCTTTGTCTGGTCTATCTGCATCGTAGTCGAGCACAAACTCTGGATTGCCCTTATCACTGAACATTCGAGTCTTCATAGGCTTTCGTAACCTTGTCGGTCTAAATGCAATCCTTCGTTCTTTCTTACCTAAATTAGACTGACTCATATACCAAATCTCTGACAATCGCCAAGTCATATTGTTGATCAACTGACCACCGAGCATTGTTCCTATATAGTCAATCACGTCGTTACCGTTACTGTCTTTTGTCATAGTTGGGTCTGCTTCGTGGGCTGTGATAATAATATGCACATTATGCTTCGATGTAACCTTGAGAATCCCTGTAAGAACTTCTAGAACTATGCCGTTACGACCACCGTATGCGGACAGTCCTGGTTGAGACATTGTAGGTGTGAATGTACGACTACCACCAATCTTATCCTTAACTGCTTTTTGTAATGCACGAAATGCCAACGCTGTTGCTGAGTCAAGCACAACAGTTTCTATGTTCTGCTTGTCTCGCAGCAGTTGATCGAGTCCAAACGGATTGTCGCTCTGAGCCTGAGTAAACAAATCATCTATATTCATACCTGAGAAATCTGCGATGTATACATCTGCCCTGTGCGCGACTGACACGTGTTCGTTATCACCCATTGAGAGCCACAGTTTATCTCCAGGACCAGTTGCGGCGAGAGTTGTCTTACCACAGCCAGCAGCACCCCAAATAAGAATAGCTGCACGGGACTGTGTAATGTTGCCTTGAGTAATCTCGACTGAACCGAGATTAGCTTTCATATCGATCTTCGGAAGTGTTTTCATACTGTGTAACTCACACAAGACCTTTATCTATTGCTAACCATTCAGGCATAGTCACCTCAACAAGATTATTCTTAATCTCAAACTCGCATTGTGATTTCGGAACCCATACAGCATTTTCTGCAACTCCATAGTTAGAGACCAAAATTGCTTTGTTTGTCTCAGCATGAAGATGTAGTTCAAGATCGCATAGTTGCTTCTTGCTCATATTGCGCCCTCCTCTTATGTTAAATCGTTTCCTGGATACAATCATTAGAAACCTCCTTATCAATTTCTTTGGCCAAGACAGTCATGTTTATCGGTAGTATATCAGAGTCACAACTATACGCTTGATACGATATAAACAAATCATCATTACTACCTCGATCGACTGAAAAGTTATTATCAATGAAGAATGCTGCTAATATATGTTCAATCTTTTTCCATCGTTCCATATGCATTACTCCACTGCGGGTTGACCTAACCTTACTCAACTGCACGCTCAGATGGTGATTTGTCTGGCTTAATCATCGAAGCCGGATAGGCCCTTTTAACAATTGCTTCTAACTTCGCAGCAATTCCATAAGCTGTGTTGATATCCTTTGTGCCATACTGCCGACTGCGCAAAAATTCAACACACGCCTCAAGCGTCCCAACCTCGTGTTCTGTCAACGTGGGTGTTTGGAAATTCATGTGAATTACTCCACTGCTCTTTCACTCGGGGACTTGTCTGGTTCAATCATCGAAGCCCACTGCTCACGACGCCCAGCAGGATCATCAGTACAAAAAGGAATGAGGCTACAAGGGCGAAAATAACGATTACAAGAGTGTGTGTATCTCGGTGCCTCTTCGTAGTTATCTTGGTATTGTTCGTACAGATCGACGGTATGTCGGAGCCATCGTCCCCATGCTGCGAATGCGCTCTCTGTCCTTTTAAGCGTTTCGAGCGGATATACATTCTCACCCGAGTTACTAGGCTTGATCTTATTTCCCGTGACACGACACTTCTCCACTCTGAACCCAAATACTGCTTGTGAGATTATACAATACCCTGTTACTTGATGTGACATTTCAAACGACAAACGCCAGCCGTCGTCGATCCTGTTCGCTGTCTTATTCTCATCCAAGAAATACTCTTTCGATCCTGCCTTTTGAACTAAGCCATCTACAGTTCCAATGTATCTAATCTCTCGACCATCACCGTACAGGATCACAACGTCAAATACTTGTTCGATACCAACAAGGCAATCAGGCTTCTTAATATCTTGAACGTAGATTGGCCAATTTTGCATTTTAGATAACTGCTCGTCGATATAGTAAATTGTTGCCATCTGCATGTTTGTCATTGTGCGTGTGTTATCGTCGGAGTTGTCTTCCCAGTTGGACGTGCCTAAAACTGCCAAAGCTAACTGTTGTAAGTTCTCCCTAGCCTCTTTCTTTGGATGTGAGTCACACAGCTTGAGGCATTTATTCCACCTTACCTTACCGAATATTCGATGTGCTACTGTTAAGGCGTGCTTTGGTAGATTTTGTACGTGTTCCAATTGCCATATCCGCACCGCTGCGTACATCTGGTGCATTAGTTCCCCCGCTTCTAATGCCATTGATCGAGCGTTCGAGTTATATCTCTTCTTTGACGACACTACCCCCCATGTTGGACAATGATTCATCGATACGAGACGGCTGTTTGAGTACGGTTTGAGTGTCTGCTTCTCTGATGGTGTTATCTTTCGCACTGAGACTAGCCTGTATCTCTCTGTATCTAGTAGCTGCTTCGTTTGCATTAATATATCTCCGAACTGCGTTTGGGATGCATGAACATACAGACATGAACAATTCTGGCTCAATTATACTGATCTCGACTAACTCACTGCGCAGAGCATTGAATGCCTCATATTCTTCTGCTTCGTCTATACCTTCGAAGAACTTACCATCTTCGGTTATGTATCCAACGGCTTCTTTCATTTGAGTTACTCGTCATGAACTGTTGAGTCGTCCATAGTTCTAAGACGTTCTTCTGTTTCAGCTACAATTGTCTTCGATACTTTGCCTTCGACTGTACGCGGTTCATTGATTACATCCTGTACTTTACGAATACCCATGACGAGTCCGTTTACTCGATCACAATACGAAGCGATACGACTACTAGCTTCGATTGTGGATATCCTTATACCGTCTGCCAACGCACGAAGCTCGCTGCATATATCGTCACAACCTTTTTCAATCTCTGTGATCACGTCTTCGATGTTAGACGTTGCCATTTGACCGATAATGTCCACAGCCTGAATGGTTTGACTACCTAACTTAACTGGATCGTTGACAGCACGCTTTGGTACATACTTTTCAATTGACTGTTCCTGTGGCTTTACATCTGATCGCTTTGGAAATTGCACGGTTGCCTCTTTCGGTGTGTGACTCACACGGGGTTCAGTTCTCGGGTTCGTTTGCGACGCTTTGAATATCGACACCATTGGTGAGTATCCCTTTTGCTATGTTGCTGAGTCTTCGTTGCATCACCTCACTTAACTGCACAACATTCTGTAAACTTTCTACAACAGATAAAACAACCTTTGCATTTTCCTCGACTTCGCGTGAGACTTGAATGAGACGCTCGTAGACAAGAGTAAACATGTAGGCTTCGGCTGGTTTGATACCGCGTTTTTGAAGCTCGCGTTGAAATTCGTTAAAGGTCATTTGAGTTAGCTCCTCCAGTTCATGTGTTTGTATATGCTATAACCAACAACCACACCAATCACAAACGCAATCAAAGGTCCGATAAGTTGTTCCATCTAATCCTCCACTGGCGTTACATCCACAAGTTCACTCTGCAACAAACCTAACTCCTCGGACAGACTGTCTATAACTGACATTCTACCCTCAACCTTTTGTTCTGCACGTTCGAGAGCGTCGAGTTCTTTCTGCAACAGTTCGAGTTGTCTTTGCATACGTGCTGTGATCTTTACAGACTTACCTTCGATCTTTGCATTAGCAAGGTTGTGAAACTCAACGACGTGGATCATTCGACGTGCACGAACTTGTTCGATATAGGCTTCGATATCCTCGCGTGAAAAGTTATCTTTGATTGATGGTGTGAGGATTAGAGGCATGGTGTGCCTAACTGAGCAACTGCATTACGAGTTTCAGGCCCAATTATACCATCGTCACGTACACCCAAAGCTCTTTGGATCAACATAACTTCCATTTCGTAACGACCAGCCTGTCGCACAGTTACAATGTCGTCCATGTTCCCAATACCACCAGTCGGCAACACAAAATCTTGTGGCAAACGAGGCGACTTGTATGGATTTTTCAAAAATCTCATGACATTCTCCTGTGTGAGTCACACACTATCGCTCGATGATGTTGAGCTTTGTTTGTGAAGTTGTAGGAACTTTGGCCGCGTCGATCATCTGTAACGCAACAGGTATAGGTACTTTGTACTGTGACCTGTTGAGGTTCTTCGCCAATGCGTCTGCACTGAACCGCTTAACCTTAGCTGTGACGTTAGCCTTACATACAAACCCAGGACTCTCAGCGAGAATGTATTCACCCGGTTCGAGTTCTTTCGCATCTATAATGTTATTATCTTCAAGTTCCTTCCAGGCTATGTCTGATCTACCCTTTGCATACGAGGCAATGAAGTCCCACATATAAGCACTGGCGAGCAATGCTTCTGTGTTGGACTTCCTCGGTAGTTCGATGTCTTTGGTCTTACCAATTGTGGATAAGAAGTTGGCAAGCCTAACTTGGAACTTGATAAGTGGATTGGCCATTGAACTTACCTCCCTTGGTTAGGTCTGGCCCTAAAAAGGACCAGACCTAAGTGTGTGACTGAATGCCTTACTTAGTTGACACCTCCATCCAATCAGTTGCTAACAAATCACTTTGCGAACACAACCAAGGAACCACATCGCCTTGTGCTGTGTACACATAAACATATGGCAGTGTCATCTTCGAGTATGCATCAGGCATCTGTAACCTGAGCCACATGTCTTTGCCATTCCAGCCTGCGCGACAGACTGCGCTTCCTATTCGCATCGCTTCAATGGCGGTGCCAATTCCAAACTGATCATTCATTTCAGTTCTCCTGTTGAATAACAACCAATACACCAATTTCCGTGACTACAATCAGGACATGCCTGCTGTGTGAGTCACACAGTGATTTTGTTACTTGCCGAACCACCACGTTTGGTACGTTCTTCCTCAGTTATCGCATAACTAACCTTGCCCCACTTATGAGCAATCACACAGAACATTTGCTCTGGTACGTGAGAAGCCTTTCTCAACGCTTTCTCAAGAGCCTCATCAAACGCACCACGCGCAGCCTTCGATGCCTCAAGAGCTTTGACGTGTGTGGCGTAAAGCGTCGCTAACGGTTTAGATAGTGCTTCGGTGTTAACCTCTTGCCAATCAAGTGATGAACCTTCTGTGTTCTTAGATCGACTAGCCATCTTAGTTGCCTCCGGGTTAGCTGTGTGTGAGTTGAGCGCTCTGGTCCTGTGTGACTCACACAGTTTAAGTTTGAAAAAGTGCTGGCCAGTTTCTGCGTCGGGCTACTGGCCAGCTATGGTAGGTGATATAGTTGCCATTACTTATCGGCAAGCCATGCGAAAACTCCATTTTAGAGGATACCTGATAGTCCTTTATATAACTTGCAAGATTTAGAAAGGGTACTGATTAGTTGATTTATCTATGCGGTAACTTAGGACCATTCTCACCTCGTAGACTGTGTGACTCACACAGCGATGGCGCTTTAACCCTCTAACCCGCGTTAAACATTCTGCATTTCACACCTCCATTTGTGAATTTTCGAATGCTATCAAAATGTGATAGCACTGTCAAGTTGTTTATTTCATTGCTTAGTTTCGGTCGAGCTTGGTGCGGTAAGCATCTCAAATGTGGTGCCTCGTTCTTGAACATGAGCCAAACTCATATCTCCATCCGAGTACAACATAAGATGATGCTGATACAGACCCTTCTGTCTATCGATTGTCGTAACTTGCCACACACCCACGCCACTTTCTTCGTCGTATGTGTATTGGACGAATATGCCTAGACTCGGTATGGTAACTGCAATTGACATGATATGGCCCTTCTGTTGACGTTCCGTCTGTGCACCCATTTGTACACCCTACCATCCAACACTCAAGCGGATACAGGTCCATTAACTGCCGCCTTTGCTGTGTGACTCACACACCTTCTTAGCGTCTTCGATCAAGGCAAAATCACCAAGATCAACACGCTTCCCTAAATTAGGCATACCCTTCATAGAGGCGTGTGCAATCTTGTGCGCAGTATCCCAAGACACAACATACTGATACAAACCTCTTGTACAGCCCCAAACTTGTATCTCAGGATATAATGATGGAAGTGGTATCCACAACATGTCAGTAATCCCTTGATAGAGTGTAACCCTCAGATGCATACAACTTCTTACACTCGCCTCGATCTGTCCAGTAGAACATAGCTACACGTTCGTCTTGGCCTAACCTCTTGAAACGTATGTATGCCTCTGACCTTACCGCAGTTTGAAATCTCCAATCTCGATCTTGACTGTGCACAACGTAACAACTCTTACGCTCAGACTTAGCACCAGATTTCTCTAACTCCTGTAGAAACAGACAAGTCATTTGAATGACCTTCTGTCGATTGTCGTCGTCGAGCCCTATCTTGTTACGAGATAGAAACTCCTCTGCACGAGTGGCCCAATCTTGTGCGTAATTGACAAGACCAGCGAGAGAACCGCGAAGCGGCTTTGTGTTAGTCGTTGTGTTCATGGCATAACTCCACATGCCTTTAAAAACTTTGTAGTGTTAAACCTTGAATTACTTCTAGAAAAACGCGCACACAATGCACGGCTTACAGCATTCAACGCATCGTAGTTATATCCATCTTCACGAAGATCCTTGAGAACATTAGCGATAAGTTCGTAATCACGTTGTGACATAGCTACTTCTCCTCTGTTAAATCGACATTCCGTGGACAGTTTCGTACAACGGATGATTACTCCTCTTCACTGAGATCAACATTCCTAACTGTATCTTTCCAGACGATCTGTGCACACAACTGATTGATATCGAAGTTGCCACTGATGAACACACTATCGCCTTTAGCTATTACAGTTGGCACACCTTCATACGAACTGTTCTGTAAAAGCTCAACCAATGACGCACGTTTAACCTTCTTAGCCTGTTTCTTAGGCAGGAGTCGCATGACTGTACAGAATATGCGTTGGAGTAGTTCGTCTCGGGCATGGCCGCTGTGTGACTCACACAGCGACTCGGCTTGGTGTTTTAATAGCAATGCCTGTTGTTGTGTGTATGAATCGATCATTGGAAATCTCTCCATCGGTTCGGGTTGAATGAAAGCAAGTTAACACAAATAGTTCACTGTGTCAAGTACCGCGGAGCGGCCATGAGCTATGTGTTGCCCTAGTCCTGAGACCTTGTTCGCAGTCCTGAGAATTGCCACGACTCACAAAAAACCCCTGCTGTGTGAGTCACACAGCAGGGAATGGTCAATCTAACTCAGGACTTCGAAACAACGCCAAATTGTTGTCCTGCACATCATAGCGTTTCCGTGTCCAGTATGTGCCCAAATAATCCGATCGACGAATTGCACCTGGCATTCCTGTACGTTGTTTCTCTTGTTCGGCCCTATCTTGTTCGGCTTGCAACTTCGCGGCTTCGTCATAAAGTCCCAACATAAACACTTTGGCACTCTGCATTCGGTCTACATTCATGCGCATGTCTACCTCCTCATAATTAGGGCCAGTGCACTATTGCACTGGCCCAAGTTACAGTTACAACTCATTCATCTTTTGTTCAATCATCTCGAACCATTCGGGGAACCTTTTATCATTCTCCCCGAATTCATCTGACAACGAAAAGTCTTGATAAACTAAAGCGATTGCCGTATCCGAAAATCGCTTCAATTCATCTGGCCATCTATGCCGCAAGTTAGGCACGATATGCTTTATTGTACCTGCTGTCCGTTGGTCCATGTCGATCAATCCTTGGCCCAATTAGTCAGCCAAGTATCAATCGCACTCTCAACCTGCTTAACACTCGTTATTTGTGCTGGCCCTGGGTTTTTCACCCTAGCCAACATCTCGATCACACTTTTGCATAGTGCGTTCAATGCCTGACCTGGATTTGACAACTGCGTTGCAGCGTCGCCTCGTGTATTACTACCGCGATGTATCGTACCGCCATGACTTTCCTTTGCCTTTGCCGCAAGAGCCGTGAAACTTGGCCTTTCATTTAGCTTCGTTTCATTGCCCTTACTGTCCGTAACAGTCTGCTTTTCGTTCAAGACAACACTAGCCTGACCGAATTGCTTTTTCACAGCAGGACCGGACAACATAAGGCTACCCGAAGCCTTATCCATCTTAACATCCATGTCCTGCTGTATGATCGCATCGGCTGCAAGCTCGCATTTCTTGACCATGTGCAGAAAGTTCGATCGCATTGTCGTCTTGCGCTTGTATGCATCCGATTGCTTGTCTTCATTTGGCATTGGGAAGAATTGAGCAACCGACTTGGCATAGGTGACACGTTGCTTTGTCTTATCACCACTACCAACTGTGATCACATCGCGAAAACCAAGCGCAATTCCGATTTGATCGTTCAGCAAGCCTTGCGCTTTCGCGTCCGTACCGGATGCGACAGACAACTTAATCGAAGTATCCGCCTTTGCAGCCTTAACAATCGCCTGAGTTAATTGTGCGAGCAAGTTATACGTTTTGCTTTGTGCACCAGTGATTAACTCACGTCCTTTTGTTTCGTCCGCATAAGCCTGAGCTAACCCTGCAATGACTATCGGCCCTACGTCCTTAGACATTGCCCCGGCTTTGATTTTAGGAATGATCGATACTGCGGTTTCAACTACCGGGTCAGGAGCAACTAACTTTTGTTTAGCAGCCATTAGATTTACCTCCAAAAAACTGTAACATGATTGTTACAGTATTGACTTAACTGAGCCACTTTCTGGCCAGTGTCAATCCCTTTGCACTAACGCCTAGCCTATTAACCGCGACCTAGGATTATACACGGTTAGCATTCGCCACCGGCAAGCATTAGCAAGCCCGTGATAGGCTAGGCGTTAGTGCAATGTATACATAATCCACTAGAAAAGCCCCTTGTTAGGGGCTTTTCTCATTGATTATGAATAGCCTAACCCTTAGCTTTCATCAGCCAACACAGCACTGTTGTTTTCAACAAAGGTCATCTCCTCATGCAACTTGCTCGCTGCAATATATGTTGCATGTGTCTGCAAACCCGCCTCATAAGCCACAGCCAACACAGCAGTAAGATAGCCAAACTGAAAGTCACTGTCAGGCTTATCATTAATGAATGACTGCAATGCAGCAATCACCCATTTACACAACTTTTCGTTATAGTCAGTCATTATGCCTTACCTTCCAGCGACGGCTCGATTACCTCGCTCTTAGGCGCCTTCAATCCCTTCACATATCCTTGACGCACAACACACTCCGCACGAAACTTGTTCCATTCGGACCTGCCCTCGCCCTTAACAGGCTTTTCGGCTTTTGCCTTCCATTCCATGCCACATGCCTTCACAGCGTCCCTATACGAAACGTAGTCCGCACGTGCAAATGTGCTGAACCCAACAACAATCAAGGCGACGATAAACGTTGCAGTTGTATATGTATTCATTTTAGTGCCTCCGTATCGAGCATGATGGAACACTACGTTCCACCTCATGATTGCTCGCCTAACTTGCTGTGTAAGTCACACAGCAAGTTAAACTTGCAATTTTACTCCTCATTGTAATGTGGCAACTTTTCCCAATCTGCATTGCTATATGCCACGGCTTCAATGTGGTTATCTCGCAACCATCGAACCATCATCGACGCTTGCATCTCAGTTTGGGCATCCCATGACTTATCATGCAGGTGCCCGTCCTTTCGAATAAGGACAACGACGCACTTCATTTTAGTACCTCCAAATCGTGCATGATTGCACGCCTAACTAGTGTGTGACTCACACACTAGTTAAACTTGTAATCAACCTTCTGCCTTATCATCATTTGGATGAGACGCAAGCCACTGCGGTCTTGCAAAACAATATATAGCCGCTCTAGCCTCACGTTGCGGATTATACAAACAACCACAACGCATACATATTTCTAGTGGATGTTCATAAACCCATACATGACGCTTTGATGGTTGACCATTCCATGGCCATTTTTTCAAATCTTTTTTGTTCATTTTCGTCACTCCTGTATGCAAGCACTGCAATGTCACTTGTTGCCGGGGTTTTCCGTATTCGCATTGTCAGAATATACTAATTCACTATCATTGATATGCGACAAGTTGTCACAGTGTAAACGGTTCGTATACACTCGCGTAATTGTAGAAACCCACTATCTACTCAATCTTAGTCAATCGGTAGCGCCGTAGGCACGAGCGCTACCGATTGTATATCACTGGCCATCTAACCTATTTCCACTCACACACCAATTTCGCTATCACTACTATCAGTTGTATCAGCCGACCGTGACCGAGGCGCGCGGCCGTCGGTAGCGCGCGAACCACACCAATTTTAATTTGCCGCAGTGTGTGACTCACACAGTCGAGTGTTTGTAAATTAGAAACTATTTGTAATTTCGCATGGTTGTGTAATTAGAACTACGCAAGCGTGCCTGTGGCGCATCAGTTAGTTAACTGTTATCTAACTGTTATCTAACTGCTTGTAATTTACAAACACATTACAAACACATTACAAACACTTATCTAACTCGGTTGTATTTTGCGAACTACACCAGTCGCAACCGGGGGGTGTATTCCCCATATTCACAAGTGCGTCGTATTGTCGCATTGACTCAGGGGCGGGCGACCGACAGGGCGGTATGGCATAGTCAGGTTAGGCTTATTGAGGTTGTAGTTATTGGGGAGGGTGTAGCTGTGGGGTGTGTGAGTCACACAGCAACGTGAGGTGAGTCAGACACAAGGATGGGGAGCGCAGAAGTGGTGTGGTGATGAAATAAATATACACACCTACGCTCGTGCCTGACGGCGCTGCGTAGGTGTGTTAAGGACTAGGACAGGAATAAGGTGTGGGATTTATTCGGTTTGGTCCGAATGATTATGCGACCTATAGAAACTTACTGGTACAAAGTTTACTGATCCTGAATACGGATCAGGATCGAATTTTTCAGCAGTGTTTGTTGGTGTAGGATTTGGTTCTGGTTTTGGTGTTAGTTCATCAATGCGTTTTTGTATGGTCCTGATTAGGTCGTCGCCGCTAAGCATACCTGTTTGTGGTGAGAATAGTCGTAGTATTGTTGTGATGTTGTCATATGCATCGGCCTTAGGTTTGAGGTACTCAACTGTAGCACGCAGTTGTGTGATTTCGTGTTTGCATCGATTGAGCATTTGAAGAGCTTCTTGATTATTCATGTCTCGAACAGTCATTGTAGTGCCTCCAGTTTGGTTTGAGTTAAATTATGTTGGTGAGTCCGCACGTTGTTTCGGTGGCCATGACTGGTCTAGTTGATTGGGTTTAAGGTGTTTCAGTGTTTCGACTATATCTTGTGACCACATGACATCTTCGGCCTCATCGTAGAAAACAAACACTCCAAGGTCATAATTCACAACCAAATCACCATTTCCAATCTCAGCAGTTCCATTCGATTGGAAGTTGCGTGCGACGAAATGGTTCTCTTTGACTATATCTTTCATGCCGTATATGCCGATTATTCGTCCTAGAACTCGAAGGTCTTGCATCGAAGTCTCCGTTTGCTGTGTGACTCACACACTGACCTGTCGGTCACTGTGTTCGTCGGTGGTTCGGCCACCACACGAAAAGGACCGATGTTGAGTATGTTGGTTATGTCAACACGTTCAACATCGGCCAAGGTGGGGAGGTGCGTCATGCACCAGGACTGTCTTCGTTCAGTTCCATATCAGGACAGGACGACATGATTGTGATATGGGGGCTGCGCGAAGACAAGGTATATATAGCAACAAATCGCACACCTGTCAACTATTATTTTTGTGCGATCGAGTCGTACCGCTATCACTGATAGCGTCTTGCTGTGTGACTCACACAGTCTTGATTGACACGGCCATCGGTTTGGACTAGCCATTCGATCGATCAGGTTCGCAGCCTCGCACTGTGCAGCCTCCGCATAGTAGGTGATTACTAGGTTTGGATACCCTAGTATTCCTGGTCTGACCTGTCGAGATACGCACCCCGTTCCCTCGACAGGTTATTCCTTTTCAGGAGGTGTGTGACTCACACAGTTGGGTCGAGCCACAGGAGACAGACCGATGACCACCGGCGCAACAGCTACAGTCCTAGGAGGCTTCTGGCCCACGAATAGTGTGTCGAGCCTGAGTTCTATACAAGGTAAAGGGTTCGCACGACGTAAAGCTGCACAGGCTCTTGCTACAAAAGGCACACTTGCAGTGCGTCATACAGCGAGGACATTAGATGGTGTCGCACCAGGAGCAACATCTACAAAGACATTCGCTCGTGTCGTGGCAGCAGTTGAACTTGGAGGTGTTCGTGCAACCGAGGCTATTAACCTTATTAACAGAGCCACGGTTGCAGGTGATGTTACCGAGATCAACGCCGACATATTATCGGTTACAACCAGAACCACATTTGGTGCGTCGCCGCCGTCGAACAAGGACGGAAATCCATTGGGATATCGATAATGTCTAAATCTTCGTCCGTAGCTAAAAAGCTCGCTCGTCCTGGTGATCCATATGTCACTGCGGACGGGCGAGTATTTCATGAGGAGAACATTGTAACTCCATACAAAGATCGTGACGGCAAGGTCGATACATCTGCTATTGATTTCAAGCCATCTAGACGCCGTGCAGTGAAAGAACTCCCTGCACCTGTGAAAATCTTCAATGGCATCGCGTGTGTATTTGTCTATTCAATGCTTGGTGTTAGTGAGTTTGATACTGCAATCGCTTTGGGTATTACAGTCGACAATGTAAAGGACATTAAAAAACATGCTGCATATCGTGAGACGTTTGATTGTGTTGTTGGTGAGTTTATTAATGTGAATTCGAACTTGTTGCAGGCCCGCATTGCTGCATATGGGCAAGAGGCACTGACAGGGTTAGCAAACATAGCTCTCAACGGCAAGGCAGAGTCTAACGTACTACGAGCGAATATCGACCTTCTCGATCGTGGTGGGCATTCAAAGAAGTTGGATGCTGGAAAGTCAATGGGCATGGGTGAATTGCGCATTGTCATTCTCGATAAGCAAAGAAAGGTCGAAGTTGACTTAGGAGATATGACAAATGACCAAAGTAAAGAATAAGGGTGTTAGTGACAGTGGGCAGTCGGACCATCCCGTGTTTGGTTCTGCGCCTGACGTGTCTGATGAAGATCGTAGTCAGATGAATAAGGGTTCTGAGATCGATCCGAAGACTGACACATCTGAACACAAAGACTACACCGTTCTTGTTGATGGTGCGAATATCAATGGTGAGTTGTGCAACATCGGCGATATCGTGACGATGCATCCCGACGACGCGCGTAGGCACACCGATGCTGACGTCCGTCTGTCTGAGGTGAAAGAAGAAAAACAAGCTGCGTAGCTGTGTGACTCACACACCGAACCGGAGCGAACCTCATGGCAATCGTAGCTGAAAAGGGTGGTAATCAGCCACTTGATAAATCGTTCTGTTATCAGAACCGCACAAATGCTGGGGAGCCGAATGGTTCTTTGACTCCTCAGTTCGCTGGTGAGATTATACTAGACACAACAAACGATGCACTATGGAAGGCTGTTGGTTTAGCTAATAACACATGGGTCACTTTGACAACGCCATTCTAATAAGGACCAGACCATGATTGTTGGCACTCCAAAAGTTGGTGTTATCAGGGTCGGTAAGCCTGGTGTGGGTCGTCCAGGGGGTGGTACTAATAACTCTGGTACTGGCACTGCACCTCCAGTGGGCACTTTTCCTGACAATACAACAAGTGCAAATGAATATTTGATTTTCTTTGTGTAGTGGAGTTACGACATGGCTGCTGGTCTTGTTTCACATAATATCACTACAGCAAGTGGTGTAACATTTGCAGTTGTCTCATGGGTGCCAGACACTACAGCACCAGATGTGGGTGCTGTTCCTGTTGCGCGGATAACTGATGGGACGAATGTTGCTGCTGTAAAGGCAGCTTCGACTGCTGCTGTTGCTACCGATCCTGCTGTGGTTGTTGCATTGTCACCAAATGGGCTTAACACAAACGGGACAACTACAGATGCAAACTCGGCGCCCGTTGCGTGGTCTACAGAAGGTAAGGCGCAAGTAGGTTCTGTAACTGAGACTGCACCTGCTACAGATACAGCATCGTCCGGTCTTAATGGCCGTCTACAACGGATAGCGCAACGCCTTACATCAATGATTGCGTTGCTTCCAACAGCGCTAGGTGCTGGCGGTGGTCTTAAGGTAGATGGGTCTGGAACAACACTTCCTGTTGGAGGTACTGTAGCTACAAACGTTGCTATTACAGGTAATCCACTCAATCTTGGTGCTCAGGCGGTTAGTTCTGAAAACGCAGCAGTTACAGCAGGGAGGCAAGTACAGTTAGTTGCCGATCTTGTTGGTAAGACGATTGTGCTTCCCTATGCTAATCCAGAGAATTTTGTTTCGGGTGCAATTACAACAGCGATGACAGGTACTACAACTACGTCATTACTTGCCGCTCCTGCTGCAGGGCTTCGTAATTACATTACGCAGATAACTGTTTCAAATGCGCACGCAACTGTGGGTACGGATGTGATTATTCAAGACGGAAGTGGTGGCACAACGCTTTATACAATTCCAGCCGCTGCTGTGTATGGAGGTGCTGTTATTACATTCCCAACACCACTGAGACAACCGACAACTGCCACAGCGATCTTTTGTGCCAACGTCATCACAGGTGCTTCCACGAAGGTTTCGGCTTCTGGTTATAAAGGTGCTTGATGCCAATATTAACAACAGGGTCAGGTGTTTATCCATTAATAGGTGGAGGGTCCACATTAAAAACCAACTTAATTTCTTTTTGGGAGTTCGAGAGTGGTGCCTTAGTTACAGATGCTGTAGTTTCCTCTGCGAATGACTTAACGAATAATAATGTTGTTCTTTCTCTTGGTACAGCTCCTGCTAAAGTTGGTAATTATGCTGCATTAGTTGGAGTAAGCTCGCAGTATTTAAGCCATACAGACAATGCCAGTCTTAGTGTTGACGGGACAGACTTCTCACTACAAGCATGGATATATGGAGACTCTTTTGGCAGAGGGTTCTTGGCTAAGGATAGTGGTGGGTTTGGTAATGTTGAATTTTCTCTGGATGTGGAGTTCGTAAGCGGCCAAGAAGTGGTTGCTACAATTGGCAAGAGTGGAGGTGGTACGCTTGTGTCTGTGACAGCTTCAAATTTTGGAGCGCTGTCAACAGGTACGTGGTATCATACCGTTTTGACATTTAACAACATATCAAAAGCGGCAGTATTATATGTTAACACAACATCAAATACAGCAACAGGCTCTGGTAATGTTCCTGCTTCAAGTTCAGAGTTTTGGATTGGTCGAGATTCTGGCCAAGGATTTTGGGATGGAAGAATGGATCAGGTTGGGTTGTGGAAAAAGGTACTTAGTTCATCGGAAGTTTCTCAGTTGTATAATGGTGGTGCAGGACTTTCTTACGCGGCAATGTAGATGGCATTGAACAAAAACATTGTTACTGATTATGGCTGTCCGACAAATGGTACGTCGGATAGTAGACCTGCTTTTTTGGCTTTTAAGGCAGATGCGCAAGGACAGGATGCAACTTTAACTATACCAGCACACACATATACGTTTAAAACAAATGCAGGTTCTAATGCAGATAATAGAATCTTTGAAGGAATTTCCAACTTAACAGTATTGGGTATAGGAGCTACGCTGAATGATTCAGGAGGCACTGGTGGATTTATAATAGGATGTGCGGGTGTTCCTGTAGCTAGTCCTCAATCTACGGCTAGGTTGCAGCAGGCTTTTGCAGGGCAAAACACTGTTACTCTAAATACAATTGCAGATAATTCTATTTTTACGAATGGTAATTATGTTCTGTTAACCGCTTTTGACCAACAAGGGTCTGGACAACCTCCTAATCCGTTCTATTTTGAATACTTACAAATTTCGAATATAAATGCAGGTACGGGAGTAATAACTTTCACAACTCCCTTGAAATTTAATTACTCTTCATCATTTCCGAACTATGATGTAGGAGATGCTTTTGAGCCTGATCAAGGAGGTCCTGCTACTTTATATGTTTTACCAGCCTCTTGGAATTGTTCAATAGATATTCGTGGATTGACAATAGATCAAGTAGGTCAAACATACTCAATAGGAAGAAACATTACCTTTACAAACGTTACTTCTGTAGGAGCAGGAGGATTAATCCCTTCAACCTGCCAGACTTTTACAATGGATGGCTGTTCCGTTCCTTCAGCCGAAATGGAAGTAGATAAAATAACTGAAACAGTTATGATTCAGAATTCTTCTACAATACACCAAATGAAATTTCAAAGTTCATCGCCTCATCTTTTTATACTAGATAATTCTACTGTTTCTGCGGCTCTGAATGGAACTCCTCTTAATTCTATAGTGAGAAATAGTAGTGTTATAGGTAGTGTTGGTTTAGGTTGTATTGCGTATGGACGAACAGATAGTTTTCAATCTGATGATAGTTCGATAGGAGGATTAACTTTTAGCTCGTATTTTACAGATGTGGATGCAGCTTCTTATACAATTGATAAAAGCACTATTTCTTCAAGTACAGGACCACTACCTTGGTCAGTCCCAGAAACAAGAATGGTTTTTCAAGGTTCTCAAGATAATGAAACAGGATTTACAAACAGAACTTGTTCTAAATCGGGAAGTAATACTTTAGTTAGTACAAGTTTAACTGCTGGATGGCCTAATGTTCCACGAAGTGGAGGTACTATTCTTAAAGTAGGTCCACATCCATGTCCCAGACTACGGTTGCGTAATACAGTAGGTTGTGCGAAGGCGTTAGATTACTCTCAGGTAGGTGCTTATGATAGACCTTATGGGGCTTATTCTAAAAGGTCCTACTCTGCTAATACTATTATCTCTCCAGAATCTGTTCCAGTTTGGGGACGTTTAGTTCAGATAAAAGTAACTGTAGCTCCGGCTTTTACAACAAGTGGTGCGTTATCACTAAAGGTTTGTGGTCAGTTTTCAGCAGGTGCTCTTGAGCCTAATAATACAAATACAACTTGGAATGCCACGATAGATTTGAAGAGTTCTGGGGTACGCATTATAACTCCTGTGAGTGTAGTTGGAAATGTCGGGGCTGATAGTATAACAATTCCTGGAGGACTTTGGTTTACAGGAAATCAAGCTCCCTTTATTAGTGGGTCAGTTACAGGAGGCGATCCTGGTACTGTTGAGATTGAGTATATAATGGATCAAGAATTTGCTCCTCTGGTATCTAAAGGACTGAACCGTTGGAGGAGTAAATGATTGATATTATGCATGTCGCAACTGCGCCGCAAAATCTGACAATAAGTGGAAATCCTGTTACGTCTTCACCTGTTAATCAGCTGTATGCGGGTTTTACAGTTTCAGCATCTGGAGGAAATAAGCCATATACTTACTCGATTCAGGCTGGTGTGCTACCGACAGGAATCACAATTAATGCGTCTACTGGTGTTGTTGCTGGTACTCCAAGCCTTATTGCTCTAGCGACAGGGATTGTAATTCGCGTTACTGATTTCGCCGGTCGAACTGCCGACTTAGCCTCGTTCAACATCAATGTGACTGTGTGAGTCACACAGCAAATCAGAGCTTTGAATGCCAAACTACAACCTCGAAATAGACTCACCACAGTGGCAATTCCAACAAAGTCGTGCAAAAGTGCAGGGCTTTGCTGGATCGTTTGCCAATGGTAAGTCTACTTCTATGATTATTAAGATACTTCGCATTGCGCGAGATTATCCTGGTGCTCTCATTCTTATGGCGCGTGCAACTTATCCTAAGCTCAACAGTACGTTTCGTCGTGATTTCCTTCGTTGGTGTCCTGCTGATTGGATCAAGCGTAAACCAACACAAGATGATAACACATGTTACTTGTCTAACGGAACCGAGGTGCACTTTCGATACGTAGCACAAAAAGGAAAGTTACAAGAAGATGGATCGACAACTAGCAACCTCCTTAGTGCTACTTATGATGTTATTGCACTTGATCAAATGGAAGACCCGGAGATTGAGTATAAAGACTTCTTGGATTTGTTGGGTCGTCTGCGTGGTTCTACTCCTTATCGTCCAGTAGATGAAGACGATTTGACCATGCCACGTACAGGGCCACGATGGTTCTTATTTGGTGTTAACCCAACACGTAATTGGGTCTACAAGGATTTGGTGCATCCACATTTACAGTATACACAACACAATATTCGCAAGCCTGGATTGTTGTTAGATGAGTCAACGGGTAAGCCATTGCTGGAACTTATCGAAGCGGATATATACTCAAATGCGGCAAATCTTGAACCTGACTACATTAAGAGCCTTGAAATTGCATATCAGGGCCAAATGTTCGATCGCTTTGTACAAGGTAAGTGGGCCGCATACGAAGGGCTCATTTATGGACAATACAATCAATCCGTTCATACCATTCCGCGAGATCGCGCAGTGGAACACTTACAAGACTGTCTGGCTCGGCATGTTAAGTTGGTTGTTCTGGAGGCTTATGATTACGGGCTTGTTAATCCATCATGTTATTTACTATCCTTTATCGACGATTATGGGCGCGTGATTGTGATTGATGGTTATCACAAAGAGAATTTTCCGTATGATGAACAACCTGATGCGATCAAAGGGATACGTGCGCGGTATGCAGGAATGTTGCGTGTGAAAGATGCGATTAAGGCTGATCCTGCGATATTTCGTAAAGTTGTTATTCAAAAGACTGCGACAGGTAGCTCTGTTGCTAAGTTATTAGGTGATCTTGGTTTGTCGTTACGGCCAGCGCAGAATGATGTAACACCAGGAATATCTAAAGTCGGTGCGTATTTGAATAACAAAATTGGTGTGCCACATCTTGTAACTGGTGAGTCACCGAGTCCGATGTTGTACTTTGTAAATGACCTTACATTTATCGAAGATGAGATCGGTTCGTATTACTGGAAGAAAAATCCAATGGGTGAACGGATCGACGAACCTGTAGATGGTAACGATCACGCAATGGATACATTGAAGTATATGCTGTCTGATTTACCTGAACCATCCAAGATTGTGTTGCCAAAAAATAAGTTGCCACAGGGTTGGATGATGTGGCAGGAAATGAACGTCGAGGACTACAAATTGGCTGCGATGCAAACTGCTGTGTGAGTCACACACTAACGGAGGCGAAAATGTTGTACGGACGAGCTTGGCCGAAACTGGCTGAACAATGGGATGCGATGCAGATAAATACAAATCGCATTACAGAATTTAATCGCATTGCGAAGTATGCATTTACGAATCGTCAGCAGTATTTGATTATCGAAGAAAACACAGGTGTACCGTGGGCAATGATTGCTTGTATTCATAAGCGTGAGAGTGATGCACAGGATCATGCAGGCAATCCTTTGTTTACTAGCTATCTTGGTAATGGACAGCCATTAAGTAAACGTACGACAATCGAACCTATTGGTCGTGGTCCTTTTGAATCCTTCGAAGAGGGTGCTATTGATGCACTCGATTACGATCATCTGAGTAGAGTTATCGAACAAGGTGCTGATGCGTGGCGTCTTGAGAAACAACTTTTTTATATGTGGGCTCTGAATGGCTTTGGGCATCCAGACCTTCCATCTCCATATCTCTGGGGCGGCACAAACATTCAAAAGCCTGGGAAATACACAAGCGATCATCATTGGGACCCGGATTTTGTAGACCCGCAACCTGGATGTGCACCGATGCTTTGGAGCATTATGAAACTTGATCCGTCGATCGAGTGTAAAAGGGAGGACTGAACCATGTTTACTTATCAACAATATACAGGTGCTTTGCGTTGGGCTTTGAATGTTGCTGGTGTAGCATTGATGGCTCATGGATATGGTAATACAGAGATATGGGCTGGAATTAGTGGTCTTGTATTGTCAAGTTCTTCATTCGTGTGGATGATGATTAGGCATACCAAAATTGGAACTGTACTTGCAGCTGATGATCTTCCAGAGGTTGCTGGTGTTATTACAAAATCAACGTCAGATGGTATTGCATTAGCGAAAGCAACTCCTAAAGAGACTGTAGTGACAACAGGTACTCCCGTAGCTGCTGCAATTGCGCAATCAACCTCAAGTGCTAATTTTGGTATGACACTTAATAGGTCAGCATGAGTTACGTCGGCATAGTCCTGGCACTGCTGAAATTGGCCGAGTCTTTATTCGGTTACTTTCAGCAACAAAAGTGGATCAGTGAGGGTGAGGCAATTGCTGTAGCGAAAGCCTCAGCAGAGATCATGAGGAAAACTGCATATGCAAAACATGCTCTGGAGGAGTTTTCTGCTAAGTCCGATACTGATGTTGATGACTTCTTGCGGAGCCTTGAACCTGGGGAACGAGATAAGCCCAGCAAGTGACAGCTTTTGCTCAGCGTATCAGCAGTTGATACAGGCAAAGGGTGAGGGTGCGATTACAGCAATGCGGACAGTGAAAAATCGCATTGCTGCAAACGAAAAAACGTATTTGTGTCTGTGTTCCAACCCACAACATATGGTGTGCAAATGACAACGAAATATTGTAAAGACTATCCATGTGGTCGTTTGTTGTGTGGCTGGTATGGCTGTATGCGTCCTGTAAAGATGTCGAGTATGACAGTTGGTACGTACTCGAAAATATTTGTTGGGACGTGGATAGTTACGGCGCTAATGCACCTCTTGTTAGTTGGGTATTTGACGTAGGAGTGTTGTATGTCTATGCATATGAACAACAAAGACTACCACAGGTTAATGGCGCTACTTGTGGAGGTGCAGACTGAACAGCGCCTGATTAGACAAGCAGTGGAGAATATAATGAAGACGCTCGACGAAGTTCTCGATGACGTTACCGACGAAAGCTCGAAGTTGGACAGTCTCTCAACGTTTGTTGCTGGATTGAAGCAGCAGATCGCTGATGCATTGGCAGGTACGACATTGCCATCTGCTATACAGAATAAGATCGATGCAGTGTTCGCTGGTGTTGAGGCGAACAAGGCAAAGGTCGTGAAGGCGATGGATGCGAACGTGCCTGTGTGAGTCACACAGCGGTCGAGACGATTGAGCCTCGACCGCCTCTTCATTAGGTGTATCATACATGGTCGATAACGATACATTGGTGGCTTTACAAGTTAAGCAATCGGCTTTAGAAGCTCAAATACATGAGAGTGGAAAGGCTGTTGCACTCCTACAGGCATTTGCTGATCGAACACCTACAACCATGGATGTACAAAACGATGTAAAGGCGTTGCGTGAAGTTGTGATGGAAATGTTTCGTGGTGTTAGTAATCAGTTTTTACAAAACGATAAAGCCCTAACAGCAGCGTTGCAGGCACAAGAAAAGCAGGCAATTGCAACAAATGTATATAGTGCTGCCGCTATTACAAAGAGTGAGGCACAAACTGCTGATGCAATTAGATCACTTGGAATTTTGTTTGATACAGCGAATAGAGCAACTAATGCAAAGGTTGATGAAATTAAGTCTCGATTAGACAGGGGTGAGGGCCGAACAGTCGGAACAACAGAAGTTGTCAGGGATAGTCGAGACAATTTAAGTTTAATTGTCGCTGCGATCGCTGTAGCTGTAGCCATAGCTGTTGCGTTTCTGAAACATTGAGAGGAGTTTCAAATGACTAAAGGGCTTGTGTTTTGGGTGTTGATGCTGATCTGGCTCGTCTTTGGTGTGGCCTGGAGTTGGCGTGGTGCTGCATTTGGTGATTGGGGCTGGCGTGGACATGGCCTATTAGTATTTGCACTGTTCGTATTGCTCGGCTGGGCTGCTTTTGGTCCACCAATTCATTGAGGTGTGTGACTCACACAGGGGATTTTTATGACCTTTGTTGAAAATAACATCGAGGAAGCTGACGACGCACAGCCTTCTACCAAGGCCGAACCGCCGCCGATTTATCGTATCTACGAAGGTAGTAAAATCCCTGTCAGTTCATCTGTTGGTAAGGTGTTCAAACGTAAATACGACGCTGCGAAAAAGGCGTATGAGCATATCTATTTACTATGGGAAGAGGCATTCAAATATTACAACAACGATCAGTCACGAATGATTACAACGACTCGTGGCATCTTCAAGCGTGGTGATGGAACTGAAAACGTTATCCTGTCGAACCTTAACGTAATGCTTCCTGCTATCTACAGTAAAAACCCTGACATTTCGTGCTCGACTGTTGATCCAGATGATCAAGTTTTATGTGATACACTCCAAAAATTATTAAACGTTCTATTTCAACGCAAAGACGGATTGAACGCAAAACCAAAGATTAAGAAGGCTGCTGGCATGGGCCTTCTAACTAATTTTGGAGTGTTCAAACTTGTATTTACGCAGAAGGGTGACTCTCGTGAACATGCCATTCGTTCGATGCAAGACATTGGAAATAAATTAGCTGCTGCAAAGACACAGGAGGCTGTTGATGCTCTATACGGCGAACTTGAAGCCTTGGAACAATCAATCGAAGTACACGAACCATCAGGCTTCAAACTCAAGAACTTACTGCCTCACAATCTTACAATTGATCCGTATGCAGAAGAGCCAGACGGTCTCGATGCGACGTGGATGGCAGAAGATACATTTCTTGCTACGAATTTCCTGACTGCCAAATACACCAAACCCGAGGATGTAGGTGAAGATGCCGAGGAAGATACGAAAAATCGAGTATTGGTATACAAACCTTCACATAAGGCACGTTTCGCTTCTGGTGGTGATCGTGACGATGGTATTGGTATTATTATGGATGCTGTCAACGGTGGGAATAGCGTTCCTACTAGCTTTGCAGAAGACGAGCGTGCTGCCTATGTAAATATGTACTTTACTGAGTGTGTGTACTGGTGGGATCGACCAACACGACGATTGTTTCTATTCGAGAAGGGCGACTGGTCATGGCCAATTTGGGTGTGGGATGACCCATTGAACATTACACGATTTTTTCCATACTTTATCATTTCGTTTATCATGAGCACTGGTGGGACTGTTAGTGCTGGTGAAGTTGCATATATCTTAGATCAGCAAGACGAAATCAACGACATTAATCGTCAACGATCTAAGATACGCCGTTCGGTGTTTGACTTCTTCTTCTATAACAGTGATGCAGTCGATCCTGGTGAAGCTGAAAAATTCGTTGCTGTTCTACGCGGCGAAACACCTAACGGCAAACATATGCTTGGGGTTAAGGCTGGAGAACGTAAAATATCTGAAATTCTCGAAGCAGTTGCACCACCGTCTATTAAATATGAGGAGCTATTTAATAAACAACCAGTGCTTGATACTGTGAATCGGATACAGAATGTTAGTGATGCATTACGAGGTGTACAGTTTAAGACAAACACAAATGTTCCTGCTGTTAATGCGTATCAAGACTCTTTGAAACTCAGTGTCGGAACAAAAATCGATGTGATTGAAGATACAATGGCCGATCTAGCACAATCAGTTGCTGAGATTGCCGTTCAGCAGTTTGACGAACAAATGGTTTCTGATCTGATTGGTACTTCTAACGCTGCCAATTGGGAACAGATGGACCTACCGACATTTAGGGCACAGTACACAGTCAATATCGTTGCTGGCTCAACAGAGAAACCTACTAGTGCATTCAAAAAACAAGAGGCGACGCAAATTATGCAGGCTGTCGGTCAGT